TGGTTCAATAAACCAGGCTGGAGAGTTCAAGCCCCAGGATAATGTAGACACAATACTAAAAGAGGCGTTTGAATGAAAGTTTTAGACCTCTTCTCGGGTTTAGGTGGCTGGAGTGAAGCATTTGTTCGACATGGATGTGAAGTTATCCGCATTGAGAATAATCCTTTGTTGCAGGACGTGGCACACACCCAACTCAAAGATGTTTTAGAAGTCCGTGATTATTTATTAGAATGTCAACAACGTGGTTTGCCAATTCAAAAACCCGACATAATTATGGCAAGTCCACCGTGTTATTATTTTAGCAATGCATATTACGCGCCTAAATCTTTGTATCTCCGTAAATATGGAAACTTGGATAACTATAATCCACCTATGCAATTACTTGAAGCAACTCTTGACATTATTAGAATTGTTAAGCCAAAATATTGGGTTATTGAAAATGTGGTTGGCGCCACCAAGTATTTTGAAAAGTATCTGGGCAAACCTAAACAAATTATTGGCGCATATGTTTTGTGGGGAACCTTTCCAATCTTGACGAAGTTAGGCACATTGCCAACAAAAGCAAGTAAAGATAAGAGACATTCCCCTATTCGAAGTAATTATCGGGCTGAAATACCTCTCCCGTTGTCTATGTCTTTACTCACGGCAGTATTAGAGCAAACGAGTTTGTTTGACTTTGCTTAAAGTAACGTGGCGATTTGTGGAAATTGTAATAGAACTAAAGCATAAAGTAATTTTTCACACCAAGCAATTTTATTATTTTGCTCGATATCGATGGGGGCAATAGGATTAGTCATTTTTTAACGCCTTTTCAATTCGCTGCAGGGCAAGAAGTATTTTTTTCAATAGTTCATTGCGTGTCATAGCATTCGCACATTCCCATTATCGTCATACTTTAGTGGCGGCCATTGCTCACGGACTGGCCCAGAAATGATCCCTGTTAGGGCAAATAATCTAACCCAATCGGGAACCCCGCCTAACGTGGCGGATTGTTCACCGAATGCGGCATCAAATCCGACCATAGTACGAGCCGACTTCAAAAAATCTCTTTGCTGAGCAGTTGTTAACATCTTCTCACTTTCATTAGGTGCGAGTTGTGTGTAAAAGTCAGCCAAAGAGTCAGCATTCATCATAAACTGTGTACGCGCACCGCCATAAAGAAACATAGGAAAAGTTTGTCCGGTTATGCGAGATTGGGGTATAACACGACCTAAAGAAGATATTTTTGCTATCTGGGCAATCGATCTTTCTCGAATGGTCCCTAACATAACGGACAAATAACTCGCTCTCTTATTATCAACAGCAATATAGGCGCTTAACCTAAGATTGGTAACATCAACTTGCTTATTATTAGCAGCAGTCACAACGACATACATATACAAACGTGGCGTATACCACGAAAATGTGGGACTTGCGCCCAAGAAATTATTAGGAAATTCAGCGGTTATTTGATTGTAAGCCCCACTTCGAATCTCAAAATTACCTTTGTAGAGTATTGTGTCAACTCCAGCCTGTGGCACATCTCTAAGCCATAATGCACCTTGTGAGATGACTTCATCAGTCAATAACATTGGTTGACTGCTAATTACTATATTACAAACTGCGACTTCACTACATTCAAGATATGGATTATCTAAAAACACATCAATTGCATTAATTGTATGCCTTGCTCCACGTTGTAAATTAATTATTCTTTCAGCAAAAATCGTACCATCTTGGCTAGTCATTGATGGTAAACTTATACTTTCTCTAATTTCATGAATAGCCATTTTACTTTCGCCTCTTTTTAATTTGCTTTTTTACTTGTTTTTTTACTTGAGTTTTAGCAAATTCTTTTGCCATTTTCTTTAAATCTAGTTTCCCAGAACGAAGTTTGATATGATTTGCTTTACGCTTAACATACCGATTCCATTTAGATGGTTTACGCTTTTTAGCCGCTGGTGCTTCACTCACAGCCTTAACATCCATGTTTTCTGTCATGTCCGCCACGTTACCTCCGGTTGGTACCAAAGTTTCACCGGCTTTGATGTATATTTGCATTGATGGAGTACCACTTAACATGTGCGCTTGAAAAGCCGGTATAGCAATCATATCAATAGGGAATACAGTTTCCTCATCTCCAATGATAAGACCAACCATAACACCGGTTGCCACGTCTTTCAATAAATCTTTACCTAATCCCATTCAAACCGCCTCAAAGGTCGGTTGCTTGGGTTAGCATTGCTTCCATGTCATCTTTAGTTAATTTAACAGGCTCAGCAATTACCATGATGTCAAGTTCAACGGTATCGCTTGCAAGTAGTACACAACCACTTGCGGCAACTCCGATTAGAATGTCTGTTACGACGGGGAATCCTTCTGGGTGAAGATTGGGAGTAGAGTATTCTACATAATCAGTATACAGGAAAGCGTCAACATCTTGCTCTTGTCTAATTTCTACACAATTGATAACATTAGGAGATCCAACTCCAACATCTTGTGCGGTTTCATAGGCAGTGGTAGTTGAATACATTTTGATGCTTGGAGGCGTACCGGTTGCGGTTGCTTGGTCGGTCAATAATGCCCTGAACACGCCAGTGTTAACAATAGAAGGGTCACGCAGTTGAAATCTAATCTCTTTAATTTTCAAACCTTCGCTTTTTGGTATTGAAACATAATCGCTCAAATCTACTCGTCCGTATAACGTGGCTACTGCTCCATTTGCATCAAATGAAAATTGTAGTCTATCTCTTAAAATTAGGTCATTTTTTCCTTTTGCCATACTTAGATGGGCATGTCGACACCCTATAAACATCACTTCTATCTTCTTAAAAGCGGACATTTTATGACCCTCGCAACTCCCACAGGGGTCTGTGGGGGGCCGTACGGCTGTTGCGTAACCCTTCCATTCCACCGGAACGGTGGGTTTTTGCCGTTAGGCCTCAAAAAAAAATAGATTTAATTAAATAAGAAGGGGTCTTCTTCTTGAAACATGGGGAGTATAATCAAAACCGTCAGTTTGGACAGCCGAACTATAAAAATTGCTGAAACTATACCTAACTTTAGTCAATGGATTAGGGCCAAATTACTTGAGTTAGAAGAAAAAAGAATAACTCCTAAACGTGGCTATGAGTATACTTGCCCAGACTGTTATTCATATTGGTGTTATACTGAACCTCAAACATATTTTTATTGTAGACAAATGGACTGTAAAAACAAAGACGACTTATCAGTAATTGGTTTTGAAGTGGTGAGTTTAGAATGACTCGCAAAGGCGCATTAAGACGAACTGTGTATATTCGAATTAGCCAAAAGTGGATCGACATTGGTTCAATAAACCAGGCTGGAGAGTTCAAGCCCCAGGATAATGTAGACACAATACTAAAAGAGGCGTTTGAATGAAAGTTTTAGACCTCTTCTCGGGTTTAGGTGGCTGGAGTGAAGCATTTGTTCGACATGGATGTGAAGTT